ATGTTGCTGAATGACGTTAAGTGGGAAAAGCCCGTTACCATCTCCCTTGAAAACGGTGCCCCTCGAATTTTCACAGGCGTTTACGAAGCCTTCGATTTTCTCCAGCATGAGTGGCCCGAGCGGGGAGACAAGGCGCACGAACAGGCGCTTCGCCTGTGCCGCGCCTCGCTCATGGGCGATGTGGCGGGAGAGATAGCCCGCACGGCCTTCGTCGCCGCCAGCCGGCAGGCGCGCTGCCTCGTTGAGGAGCCGGAAAAAATCGCATCCTGAGCCGATTTTGGAACTGACGTGTGAAAGGCCACCCGCCCAAAACGGGTGGCTTTTTTGTTGTGCGGCAGGAAACGGGTTGTTTCGAATGCGGGATATGGCATCGTGCAGGCGAAAAGGCGAATGAGTGACGGTGATGGGCAGCCACTACGGCTATATTGTTTTTCCAACGGCGCTTGGCCATTGCGGCCTCGCATGGGCGGGGCGAGGTATCGTGCGTCTGCAATTGCCGGGAGCGGACGCCGGCGAAACGGAAAAGCTCCTTCAGAAGCGCCTGCCGTCCGCCTCCATCGCCGTTCCCGAGACGCGGACACGTGAGGTGATTGCGATGATCACCCGTTATTTCGGCGGTGAGGCAATCGATTTTAAGGCCGTGGACCTTGATCTCGCCGGGCAGGAACGATTTTTTCTCGACGTCTATGCCGTCGCGCGACAGATCGGTTGGGGCAACACGACGACGTATGGCGGCATCGTGAAGACACTCGGTCTTGGCATGGAGAGAGCACGTGACGTCGGCCAGGCAATGGCGAAAAATCCGGTGCCGCTGATCATTCCGTGTCACCGGGTCCTTGCCGCAGGTGGCAGGCTTGGCGGCTTCTCCGCACCGGGCGGAACCACTACCAAATTGCGGATGCTGGACCTTGAAAATGCCGGCCGTAGCCGTGCGGATGATGCGCAGGGCAGCCTGTTCTGAAGCAATGACAGATCAGCCCGCATGAATAGGCGTCTGATTTCTGCCCATTTCTCGTCAAATTGTCGCTAAATTGTCACAATACACGAACGCCCGCTAACATAAGGGCGAGACGTTTGAGAGTATCCGCGTTAATTCTATCCGTTGCCTTGTCTTTTACAGTCGTGGCACCGGCCTCGGCTGGCATGCTGAACCAGGCTGAGAAATACACCGGGCTGCATGAGTCCAAGAACAACAAGAGCCTCAAGAACATTCTTGGGGCAAATCCGAGAAGTACGCCGTGGTGCGGCCTTTTCCTGCATGCCGTAGCCAGCAAGGCCGGCCGGCAATCACCCAAATCCTACGGATTTGCGAAATCCTGGAGTTCCTTCGGTTATGCCGTCCCGGTCGGCCAGGCAAAGCCCGGTGATGTCGTCGTCATCCGCAACGGCCGGGGATATCATGCTGGTATTCTAAAGAGCATGAGCGGCAAGACCGCACAAATCCTGGGCGGCAACCAATCGGGCAGGGTGCAGGTCTCGAATTTTAACCGCAAGGCCATCGTTTCGGTTCGGCGATAAATTCCCTGCATTTCCTTGATAAAGGCGGGCCTCGACCCGCCTTTTCCTTTTAAGGCTGTTCTCTCGTGCCTGGCGCCGCCTCGCGCTGGTCGTCGTCCTCCAGATCGGTGGCGACAATGAAAGCATCCTCGTGCTGCCTTGCAGCCTGCCGGCGTGCACGCAGGTTCATGCTCTCGTCCGGATAAATCTCGCCTTCCTTGTCTTTCAACTCGCTGTCTGTCTCGAAACGCGCAACGTTGTCGTCTTCAATATCAAGCGGTTCGGTTTTCGGCTTCTGCGGGGTGTTCATGAAGCGATCTCCTGCTGGTTTCTGCGGGCCAAACGCTCGGCAGCCGATGCCGGTTCCCTTTCTCGCCAAAATGCTCATTCGTCGCAGGTCGATGCGGAACTAACTCTGGCTTTTTTTGTTTTTTCAATGGCACAATTGAAGCTGGTGCAACGCAAAGAGGGAGGTCCGTTATGAGCCACGACCGCGAAGCCGCAATCCGTGAAAAAGCGCGCGCAATATGGGAGAGGGAAGGAAGACCCGACGGGCATCATGAAAGACACTGGATCGAGGCGGAACGGGAAATCTCCGCGGAGGCGGAACCGGCAAAACGCAAAAGCGGAAATGGCGTGAAGAAGTCCACTTCCGCCACCGCGTCAGGGGAGAAGGGGCCTGCAAAAAAGTCGCCCACGAAAAAAGCCAATTCGGCAAAGGTGAAATCTCCTGCGGTAAAATCGCTGGAGAAAGAGCAGAAATCCACGGACAAGAACAAGGAAGACGATTTGACCGAAAGCCTTGAGGAGAGTTTTCCGGCCAGCGATCCACCGGCATTGACCAACGCCACGAAGGCAACAAAACGGGCGGTCAAGAAAAGCTGATGGCCTGACGGCCGCAGAGAAGGAAGTCACGAAAACTTCTAGGTCACGTCGGGCGAATTGCAGCTGCACTTCGCTCGGCTGACACGCTTTTGAGAAAAATGGCTCCCCGGGCCGGATAAATTTGAGCAACGTTAACGACCATAATGAAAACCATCCGCCAAAAAAGTGCTTATCTTTCAGGTGGATGCTTGACCATTTTGCCCATAGCGCTGAATATTAGCGCACACCCCAATAGCGGGGAAATTGTGGGGAAAGAAAATGGGGAGCCATACTAGGAACGTTCTAACCGTCAAAACGATCGCGGCGAGCAAAGCAACGAAGCTGCGCGACGGAGGAGGTTTGTATCTAGTCTCGAAAGGTACAGGCCGCTATTGGATTTTCAATTACACCGTCGCCGGCCAGCGCCGCGAGATGGGGCTTGGGCCGCTCCATACCGTCGGCCTGGCTGACGCAAGGGACAAGGCCGAGGCAGCGCGCCGGCTTGTTCGCTCTGGTATCGATCCACTCGCAGCCAAGCGTGAAGCCGAAGAAGATCCACCGAAAGCCGTGACATTCGGGGCATACGCTGACGCGTTTATCGATGCTGCGGTTAAGGCCGGTCGTTGGCGAGGCGCCAAGACAGAAGCCAGGTGGCGAAACCTTCTCACAAAACATGCGAGCCCGATACGGCCTAAGACGCTCGCGGCTATCCGGGTGCGGGACGTCGTCCAGGTGCTAGAGCCAATATGGGGTGATAAGCAAGAAACCGCTGAGAAGCTTCGTGAGGCAATTGAGCGTGTTCTCGATGCGGCGAAGGTTGAGGGGCACAGATCTGGCGACAATCCGGCAGCCTGGAAAGGCACACTTGAGCATGTTCTACATAAACCCAACGAGCTTTCTAATCGCAATCATCATGCATCCCTGCCTCATGCCGACGCGTCTGCATTCATGAAGAAGCTGGCTGAGGTGAGGGGTGTCGGCGCTCGCGCATTGGAGTTCACGATACTTACGGCAGCGCGATCTGGGGAGACGCGCGGCGCGGTCTGGGGTGAGTTCGACCTTGATGCGATGATATGGACTGTGCCGGCCGTGCGAATGAAGGGGGGCAAGTTGCATCGCGTGCCACTTTCGGAAAAAGCCGTTACGCTTCTGAAGGCGATGAAAGCTCAAGCTGTGAACGATCTCGTCTTTCCTGGTGTTCGAGACAAGCGGCCGCTGTCTGACATGTCGTTGGCGAAAGCGTTAAAGGCCGCAGGGGGAGGGGCTTTTACCGTGCACGGCTTCCGAAGCACCTTCCGCGACTGGGCTACCGACGTCGCGCACGCTCCTAGAGAGATCGCGGAGGCTTGCCTTGCGCATGCTGTAGGAGACGCTGTGGAAAGGTCGTATGCGCGGTCGGACGCACTTGAACGACGGCGCGCATTGATGGGGCAGTGGACAGATTATCTTTACAAATCTTCGGCTACCGCTTCCCCTACGAACCCGACCGTAATCTGACTGAATTCCACCGTCCGACGGAGATCTGTGGAACCAGAAGCTGCGGGGCCGAACTCAAACGTGTTGGATCTGCCTTCCTTCACAAGAGTTATGGTCGCCCGAGGTTCCGGGCCAAACATTTTCACGCGGAGAGACATGTGCCCCGGAGCATCCTCGTGCGAACTGAATGCCGCTCGTTCTTTTGGGACTGATTCCAACATGTTGGCTAGCGCTTCCCCAAACGTGGATCCCAACGCATCTTTAGCTATGTGCGCTGTTTCCGCCACGCGGACGGGCGGAAGACCGCAATAAGCCTTAACTATCCTGACTGCGTCTTTTGGATTGGCATCCCACGCTGTCGCGATGATCATGTTCGCAGCGTCTTGGTACGTCATAGGCGTGCTTCCTCGCCCTCGAAGAGCCCGCGTGCGAAACCCTGCCTCCGCGAGATAGCGGTCGATGACGGTAACCGTTTCAACCGGCGCACCGATCGTTGCGGCCACAAGTTCAATTAATTGCTTTTGCGATACCATCCGATGTCTCCTCCACATCGTACTGGCATATTTAATTAATGCGCACAATACCGTATTGACTTTTTTGTCAATAATGCGCATATTACATTAATGGATGTTTCTAACCGAAAAGGAGGAACTATGAAATACCACAACGACGACACCCCTGCGCTCATTTCATTGAATGACGCCTGCAAACTTACGTCCATGTCCCGCACAATGCTCAACCGCTACCGATCCGAGGGACGCTTCCCTGTTGCGGTAGAGCTTGGAGAGCGCCGCGTAGCTTTCGTCCGCAGTGAAGTCACTGCCTGGGTACAGGCGAAAATTGATGCGCGGGTGGGGGTGGCGGCGTGATCTATGACATTGCCTCAATTCCGACGCGCTACAGCTGTGTGCAGTTTCGATCCCGGCTAGAGGCTCGTTGGGCCGCCTTCTTCGACATCGTCGGCTGGAAGTGGGACTATGAGCCCTTCGATCTGGATGGATGGACGCCTGATTTTCTAATCAAGGGCAAGGTTCCGACCCTCGTCGAAGTCAAACCCGCCTATTTTTCCGAGTTTGAATCGCTGTCGATCAATCAGGCGAAGGTCGAAGCTGGCAAAGCGTTCCGCACGGCTGCTCGACTACGAGAAAACCAGCAATTCGAAATCATGGTCATTGGCGCCGGCCCCTTCCTCAGCGAGGGTACGTGGGCGCTCGGCGTGATGGCTCTGGGGCGACAGTCTTCGGGCGCTGACATTGCTGAACTTCACGGCGGTTATGGCCGGAATGAACTAGATTACGCGGCGCGGTTCGGCAGCTTCCAGTACCGTATCGGCGGGCAACATAATGGGGACCATCACATCAAGCGGATCGACGGTGATAGCCCTCTCGACCTGTGGCGGGAGGCCGGCAACAAAGTTCAGTGGCACCCCCATCGTTTGCGGGAGGTTGCTGCGTGACAAGCCTTTCGATTCAATCAATCGAACCGGTCGAAAGGCCGGTTTCGTTTCCGAGCGCTGCTCGGACAATTGCGAAGTTCACAGTCGATCTAGATGGCGTGCGCCTTTTCGGCCTTCTGCTGCGCGAGTTGCCAGACGGGTCACGCAGGACGATCGCACCGAACATCGGCGGCAGGCACTCGGTGACATTCCGCCGCGATATCGCAGAGCAATTAACAGCAGCAGCTTCAAATGCACTCGGAGGCCGAATTGCCGAAACTTCCAAAAATACAGATCGCTGATACTACGCCTTCATTCGATGAGGTCGCAGTTCGCGAGCACGTCGGAATGCTGCACCACCTCGCCAATGGCCTTTCCGGTAAATTCGTGGTCTCGACATTCTTCGCGAATCCCGCCGGCGAAGACAAGGCCGGTGGAGTGATTAGCCACCACTCGGTTGGCGATGTCGACGGTACAGTGGACGCTGTCATGGCGCACGCTGAAACGCCGAACGCAAACACATACATTTGCCCGAACCTTATGCGACCGACACTTGAGCGAGGAAAGAAGGGCGGGGAAAGCGACGTAGTCGCAGTTCTGGCACTCGTAGCAGATATGGACGACGACACGGGCAGGTCCGGCACCATGCCGGTTGACCCGAACTATGTCGTCGAGAGCTCTCCGGGAAACTTTCAGTGCTTCCTACTTCTCGACACGCCGTTGTCTGCTGCCGATGCAAAACCACTGGCTCGGTCGCTAAAGGTCGCCGCGAATGCCGATCACTGTACTGTAGACATGGCACATGTCTGGCGCGTGCCTGGCACTTTGAATTGGCCGAACGCTAAGAAGCTTGCCCGCGGGCGCCATTCCGATCCGGCACCAGTGAACATCGCTGAATTGTGGAACGGCGAAGTCACAAACGTCGAAAACCTTCGCATCGCGCTACAAGCGTGGTCGGCGACGGAAACTTCGACATCGAGTATGACCATCGGCGAGCTGCCGAAGGCGTGCGATGTTCAAGTGGGTGAGACGTCTGCGGAAATGCTGGCCGCTGATGACGTCGGCGATCGTTCGGCACACGCCGCCAAGGTGGTAGAGCAATTGGCATTTGACGGCCTGGCGGCTGAGCAAGCGTGCGCGGCATTCCTGGCAGCTACCGGTGATTGGTTCGCCCGCTACGAAGGAAAAGATGCAGCGGCGGATTTTGCCCGACTTTGGGGAAAATTCGGTGCTCACCATGCAGAGGAGCGTAGGGCGGGAGCCGCGGCGGTTGCGGGGTTGGTGGCCAAGCGGACGGGAAAAGACCTCGTTGCCGCTAACGACAACGTGCCGAACGGTCCAACGTTTAGCATATTCGACTGGACCGTCGATCGCTTCAAGGGCGAGCCGCCGAAAGTTGAATATCTCGTCGATGGCGTGATGCCGGCGGGCGTGCCGGGGATGGTTTCCGCAATGGGCGACACCGGCAAATCGTACGCGATGCTGGAGCTTCACCGGCGCGTTTCCTTTGGCTCCAGCGTGTACGATCCTCCGATCTTTGGCGGCAAGGTTCTGGCGCGCGGCACATCGGTCATGATCACATCCGAGGATGACGCAGGCGAGGTTCACCGACGGATCGCTGCTTTAGATCAGAAAGAACACAGGTTTTCTGATCTTGGACGCAAGATGATCGTCGTGCCGCTTCCATCGGCAGGTGGTGCGCAGGCGTTCTGGAAGGACGATAAAAAGAAGGGGATGCAAGAGACTGACTACTATCGACGGGTTTGCGATCAGTTGTTGGAAATCGATGATCTCCGGTTGGTGACATTCGACCCGTTGGCAAGCTTTGCGCATCTCCAACTCAACGAGGATCCTGCCGCGGGGCAGTTCGTTTGTTCCTCCCTGTCCCGGCTTGCTACCGAGACGGGCGCAACGGTATTGGTCGCGCATCATATGCGTAAAACGCAAAAGCCTATCGAAACGCTGGGAGATGCGCGCGATAGCATTCGCGGTAGCACGGCTTTGGTTGACGGCCTTCGCCTGGCATACGCTATGTGGCCTGCAGAAGAGGCGAGGGCGCGGAAGGTCTGTAAAACGGTCGGCGTCGACTTCATGCCGGGTAAGGTCGTGTTGGGCGGCGTCGTGAAAGCAAACGGAGCTGCTCGGCGCGTCATCTCAACGTATGTGCGAAATGACCATGGTCTGCTCGTCGACAAGACGGCGATGCTTGGTTCTGCGACGCCGCCCACCGGTGATCTAATCGGTGCCCTTGTCGTCACGATCGAAGCGGCAGCAAATGCCGGCGCACCATTCACAAAAACGGGTGCCAGTGGCGTATTCGAGATGCGTGAACGTCTTCCAGACGAATTAAGGGGGCTGGCAAAGGCGCGACTTCATAGGCTCGTTGATGATGCCTTGGACGCTAAGAAGATCGTGAGGGCGGCAGCCAAGGGCGAAAAAACAGCAAAATGGCTGGACGTTCCAGGCGGATATTTTGCGACCGGGCTCGGATCGTTTACTACCGGAGCAGCCAGGATTTAAAGAAGGGGCGGTCGAGTGGCCGCCCTTTCTGCTGGGCAGGTCTGACGGATTTCTGTGTGACCTTGTCCATCGATAGAGAGGGAGGAGCGGGATCCGGTGCGGCGCGAATTGGCGGTGTTTGTGAGGGCGGCTTGAGCTTCGCGTGCCGAAAAACGTAAGTTGCAAGGAGGGATTCTGGGGATAGTTGCCAAATTCTGTTAATTTCAACCGCAATTGCTTGATGCAGATCGTCGGTGGAACTAGATTTCCTCGGCTACGCATACGTGTAGCGAATCGGACGACCCGGGCGGCGCGGCAACGCTGCCCGGGCCTTGATACCAACCTTACGGCGGCTATGTGATCACATGACATTCCCTTAAATCCCATGTGACGGATGTCAACTGCAATTTCTAGCCCGCCTTCGATCTGACAAAGGAAATTTGATCGAAATGGCAAGCATTATTAGCAAGATGGCGGCAGGTGTCGCCAAGGTAAAAAAAGCTGTTCAAAACAAGTTCGATGCTCTCGCGAACTACAAGGTCGGGAGCGCAGAGGTAGCGCTGCCTATCGATCTCGAGCAAGAGACGGTCTGGGCCACGCAAGAACAAATGGCTGAACTCTTTGGCGTCAGCAAAAAAACTGTCAGTGAGCACCTCGTTAATCTGTTCAAAACGAGTGAGATTGATGAAGATTCAGTTGTCCGGAAATTCCAGACAACTGCGTCCGACGGCAAATCGTATAACGTGAAACACTACAGCCTCGATGCAATTTTGGCCGTTGGCTTCAAGGTCAACGGCAGCAAAGCGATAGCCTTTCGCAAATGGGCGTCGACCGTCCTCAAAGGCTATATTCAGGACGGCTATGCGCTTAACGGCAAGCGGCTAAACAGCGATCCTGCAACGCTGCTCAACTTGGCCCGGGAAGTGCGTGCGATCCGAACGTCGGAGATGAACCTGTACACTCAGGTCCGTGAGACGTTCGCTCAGTGCTCAATCGACTATGATAAAGACGACCCGGCTGCCAGGAAGTTCTTCGCAGATAGCCAGAACGTCTTTCATTTTGCGGCCTCCGAACTGACGGCATCGCAGATACTGTTGAGCCGCGCTGACGCAACCAAGCCTAACATGGGGCTTGTGGGTCTCGGCAACAAGAGACCCACAGCCAAAGATGTTACGGTCGCCAAAAACTACTGCACGTCGGAGGAGCTTCGCAAAATGGAGCTTATCGGCGAATCCTGGTTGCTCTATGCCGAAGGAATGGCGATGCAGGGGAAACAAGTCTCGATGCAGCGCCTCCTTGATAAACTCACGGACCTTGTCGAAATGCACGAGTTTCCGGTGTTTCCCGGGTACAAGGGCATCCCCCAAAAAGCGACTGCTGACGCGCATGCAAAGGCACAATATGAGCTATTTAAAACGGCCAGTACGAAGCAGATTGCCTGAGGGGAACAAAATCCATCCTAGCTAGTTATGTGGCCAGACAGCTTGCGCACTGACCACGGATGTACTGGCAGAGGCGATAGCTACAGGAAGGCTGGGGCAGCGATGCACCGGCCTTTTTTGTTACAGACCGGATCGTCCCTTCCTTTGTTGTGCCGCCTTTAAAATGTTTTCGAAGTTCGTCATTTCTGCGTCGCTGAGTTCATAGCGATCTGTTTTCATCCGCATGTTCTCAGCTGAGAGAGAATAATCAAAGTAAATCGACCCAGGCTCCAGATCAAATGTGCCACACACTACACCTCCCTCAGGTGTAGTCCTAGCGACAAATATAAATGTGTGGAAGATACGCTTTTCTCCCGGGTGAATCGCAAAATCTGCTGGCCCAGCAAAATGTAAACGCCCGTTATAGTGGCTCTGCGTGACCGCTACCGGGCCGTGCCTATCATCGCTGAATGGAGCTCCATTTCGGCCCCAAACCTGCAAACTGATCATCTTTGCGGTGACGTCGCTAGTGTTCTCGAGGGCAATATTTAGCTTATAGTGTTGCTCGTCGGGACCGATCGCCATAGTCGAAGTGTATGACACTTCCAGCCTCACAGAGGGCGAAGATATTCGCTTGAACGCGTCCTCAATGTCGTAATGCTCCATGGCGAAAGCGCTGCCACCAGAACGTTTAAAATATTGCTTTTGATCCGTCGCCTCCGACCTATGCGGCCTGCGCTCCGATCTTGGCACGTCCACGACAATGTAACCAGCATCCGCCCCTTCCTTCGAGGGTATAGAGGCTACCCGTATCCCGTCATGGCGTGGTTGAAGCAGTTCTGATGCAGCGTCTCTAACTGTGGTTTCCGCCCGTGAAATAACCGGTATTGGGGTCAGTTTTTCTGCTTGGTCTACCCCATCAATTTTACGGCAATCTATACCGAAAACAATCACTCCTCCGGCGGAGTTCGCGAAAGCTGAAATTTCTTTCGCGAGGATTCTCTTGCCAGGTTTTGTAAGTGCTCCATCGATGAAGATGGGCTCGCGATGGTCGTTCGCCTTGAACTCAAGTTCAAGGTTTTCCTGCTTGCCGAGCAGAGACTCGATGGCCGTTTCGCCGCCAGATACAAGTTCGTCGTATGTCATGTACTGCAACCCCGTTTGCCATGACATACAACTTCTAATGCCGCGCGGATAGCGCTTCCGGAACGGCTCGCCACAAGTTCAAAAACCCGTTCCCGGAAATTTTAGAAATGGTCGTTCCCATGGAAACGGGAACGGTAAGTTATTGATATCATTGAAAAACACGTTCCCATTCCCGGCGTTTCCAGCGCGTCCGGAAATGGCGTAACTATATGAATTGATTGACGTTTCCGCGCTCCCGGTCTTTACCCCTACTACGTAGGGGTGGCGTCTGGAAACGCCATTCCCCCTAAATAGGGTTGGGAATCGCGCGGTCTCAGTCACTCGTCCTTTGCCTTTTCTCGATTGAGATACCAACCGAGCAGCACGGGTACGAGCGCCAAGACAAAGGGGTGAGCGAAAAACGCACTGATAGCTTCGGAGAATTCAGAATAGGACATTGCTGCCACTGCCTCTTGGGAAAGGTGTGAAGACCGAATTGCTCAAGGCAGGTCTCCTGGCTCACGGATCACCGCATCAATTCCGGCCTTCCCAGAGCTTGCGCTCTAGTGACCCAATCGGAATTGTGCTCACCGCTTACAGTTTAGGGGGCAGCTACGGCACTGCGCCAAGGCGCTCACCGAATTCCCGTCTTAGCTCCCAATCCTTACGAATCGGAAGAACCTCGAACACTTGATAGGATATGTGCGTCGCATCGATTGTCAATCATCCTGGCTCTTCATCCGTAGCTTCGTGCAGCAGGCAGACGAGCGGTCCGGGTGCAACCTGATGCCCACCCGAAAAATATTTCGCAATTCGACTACTCGTTTTCGGCCCGTTCTCGGAAAGTATGTGTGCGGTACACGCTGAGGCGCCTATATTTTGTGGGCGTAGATGGCGAAGCTGACCGAAAAACACTATATACTGTTGCTCTGTATAGAGCGCATCCGACCAAGAATGGAGGCGTCATGATCAGACTTCGTGTCGAGAACATAGGAGGCGCCTTCCCCGGTAAGGGGCAGGCTCCTTCAATGACACACGACAAGATATTACCCAGAAACGAACGCGCAGCTTTCGAAAGGCTGAATGACCTAGCCGCATTGCGGCCGCATGTGATGGATGCGGGCTCCCTTACTCCAACGAACGATAACGGAAGATGGCCAGAAGCGCCTGCGACCAAATCTATCTGGCCAGCGCGAGCGCTAAGGCTGACGCCATCACAGGCTGATTTTCTTCATCGCGGACGCAGCTCGGTGCATCGACGCATCAACGACAGGACGGAATTGATATTGAAATCCCGCGGAATGTTGGCATGGCGCAAGGGCAGTGAGGACCAATTCTACTTGGTGCCGAGCGACAAAGGTCGAGCGGCACTCAGCAAATACGAACAGCGAGAGGGACGTAAATGAAAACCACGACCAACCAGCCAACAGGCTTCTACCTGTCAACGATGTTTCCAGGCATGCTTTTCAAGCGCAGAGAGGCGGCTCCAATCGAGCAAGGCGAGGCGCCAGTTCGCACAACAGCCGCGCACCGCGCCGCCGTAGAAAAATGGCGTAAGACGGCGCCTGCCAACGACAGCGAGATTTTCGGAAAGAAGCCGAAGACAGAAGCACCACGTCATCGCGGCTTGGGCGCCATGAGCGGTCTGCTGGCGTTCCGTAACCGGCCGACAGGCGTTTCTGAGGGCGGTGGCGTGAAAATGAAAGGGTTCGTATCCTTGGCAACGAACTGGTCGCTTGTGCCCGCCAACGACAACGTGCCGCCAGATGATGGTTTTGGCAGTGAGCGGGCGGTGCAGTACGAGCCTAGCATTGATCTGATCATGGAATCAGTTGCGAAGATCACAACGCGGGAACGACCAGAGCCGTCGATGCTCAATCCGTCAAGCAACCGCGAAGTACACTCCATCCCGATTGGCGGATCGGTAGAATACGGTTCGTACGTGGATGATGAAGGCAAGCGGCACAAATGCATCGTCCGGATTGGTTCGCTCAGGTTCAGTGACGGCAGCCAAAAAGAAAAAGGCCAGAAGCTGGTATTCGGGGAAGCTGTAGACGCCGATATCAGGATGCCAGTGGGCGCGATGCTTGGATGCAATGAGAAGTCTGCCCGCGACAAAGGCGCGGAGATCGACGAGACAGGCAGCAATGCGCATTATCGTTGGATGGTGTCGGGGAAGACCGCCCGGCAACCGAAGAAGAAAGATCGAGCAAAGCTGCGCGTCGTTATGTCCAAGATGGAAGCGCGAGCCATGCTCGCGAAAGCGATCGCCAACACGCCTGTAATGCCCGAAGTAAAACGGGCTCCCGACGGATTCCCATATGGCCCGACCGCTTTGCGCAAATTGTTCATCGCCGGACGGAAGGGAAAGAACGGAGAGACAGGGTCCCAGGCCTGGGAGGACATCGCCGTCGAAAACGAAAACAAGCGGCAATTCGAAATTGCGCTGGAGAGCATGCTCGAAAGCGACGTACGTATCCTTGCCGATGCTGTCGACGCGAAAAGCCTGACGCAACTCGGCGAGGCCCGTGGCTACAAGGGGCGCCACGCTGTTGATGCTGGCCGGTCACTTCTAAGGGCCGCCAACGACAATTTCGAGCGTGCACTAGAATTGGCTAGGTACGCTGCGGAAGGGTAGGGAAGAAAAATTCCGCTCATCCACCTATTACAGTGAAGGGGTCGAAAGGTCCCAAACTGTTCTGGACGCACAAAGATTGCGACAGACGCTCGGCCAGCGATGAGCCGGGCGTAACTATCTTCTATTGCCCTTGAGCGCGTGCTCCTCCGCGAGCTCGGGCAGTCGTGCGGCCCGTTCCCTTGGTTGGTTGAGCGGGCCGCTTTTGCTTTCTGAGGCACCTGAGAGCGGCGCTTCGATGTAGCGACGAAGCGCGTCAGGAGTATTTTGGTGCGAAAAATCCTAGTACGCTAGTAGCCCTTGATCGCTTTCACCGTGTCCGTTTTGATCGCTATCGGGTCCATTTGAAAACTGATAATTGTCTGACAATGGGGGCATTTGTACGCGACTCCCAAATATTGCGTCGACGCGTGGTGCGCCTTCATAGGTTCCAGATTTACGTAAGTCAGTGCCTTTTCGCATTTCATGCACTTGCCAGACATGAGGTTTCCTTGTGAGCGCGAGTTAGAGTTCCACCATGCACGTCATAAGGGTGTAGCGCAATACCAAAACCCTACGGCCCCTTAGCCGGAGAAATTGAAATATGCGCTGCTACCGTAGTCGTACAAGCTAACATTCTTACCGCTGATCGTCACGTCGAAGAAAGAGCTGCTGGAGTAATCGTAGCCACCATACTTGCCGTTACCCTTGTTCTTTATTTCAATATGGCCGCCTTTCCCGTAGTGGTACACAGAGGGTAGGTGGCCGCTGATGTGGCATCCGGAAGTATAATCGTAAGCGTTGACCTGATCGGCGGTCACCGTCGCGCTGAGGTTACGGTGCCCGCCGCCGGAATAATCGTAGATACTCGAGATTTTTCTTCCGGACGCGTGGGCTAGAGTTATAGCCGCAACAGCGGCCCGTGTTTCTGGCGACATTCTCCAATTCACCTATTTCTTCGCTCAGCTGATGCCGATGTGCTGTCCGCTATTTTAAGTTGAGTTTGGACCACACCATGTCTTTGGTCGAAAATCAAGACGAAGCTTCGCGTTGCCGTGTAGGATGCTGGAGGACATGATGACCGACGCAATCGTAGCGATCTTCTTCTTGCTCGCGCACGGTCCCAACGTTGGGTGGTTTGGCCTACTCAATGCCTAGCAGGTCAAAACCATTCAGGCCAGTGCATCACCGCACAAGCCTGCAGCGAAAACGCGACGCGGACAAAGGCAGGTACGATACGCCATGGCGTGCTTGGTACGGAACGGCGCGATGGTCTGCGATACGTGAGGCGCAGCTGTCGGCGCATCCTCTGTGCGTCATGTGCCTTGACGATGACGTAGTCGAGGAGGCCAGAGTGTGCGACCACGTCACCGCACATCGCGGAAGCGAAGAGCTCTTCTGGTCCGGGCCGTTCCAGTCGCTTTGCTTTTCTTGTCATAACAGCAAGAAGCAGCGTGAGGAACGGACATCACCGCGTGTAGATATTAATGATATCAATGGCTTACTTGACTGACGGGCAGGGGTGCATCGGTTTTCTTCCGGTGTTGCCCGCAGTACCGGCGGCGTAAGCAATTTTTCACATCCGCAAAATTCGAAATCGGAGATGGCGCCATGGCAAGACCGAGGAAGCCGACGGCTGCCCTCGAATTGAAGGGTGCCTTTAAGAAGGATCCCAAGAGGAAGATGGATCGAGCAGGGGAGCCTGTCCCCGATGGTCCTGTTGGCTCCGCGCCCCAAGGACTCACAACCGACGAAGCGGCGCTTTGGGAAGAGCTCGCCGGGTACGGGTTTTGGCTGACAAACGCCGATCGCCTGATGCTGGAAATCGCCGTCAAACTTATGGTCCTGTTCCGGGCTGGAGGACTGGATGGCGGCGGCATTTCAAAACTGATTGCGGCGTTGGCGAAGCTTGGATTCAGTCCGTCGGACCGCAGCAAGGTTCAGGCGCCAGGCGCCAAAGAGCCAGAGGCAGACCCGTTCGCTGATTTTAAGTGAGAACATGATCATCGATTCAACTGAGCACCCTCATGTAGCGGCCGGGCACCAGTACGCGCTTGATGTGGTGTCTCGCAAGATTGATGTGTGTGAGTACGTGCGGCAGGCGTGCCAGAGGCAGCTAGACGACCTAAAGCGCGCCGAGGACGGATGGCTTTACTATTTCGACCACCGCGCCGCTGAACTGGTTTGCAGGTTCACGTGCATGTTGCCGCACATCAAAGGGCCGCTGGCAGGTCAGAACCTGACGCTAGAGCCGTGGCAGGCATTTATCCTAACTACTGCATTCGGTTGGTTGCGCCACGACAACGGCAAGCGCAGATACCGCCGCGCTTACACTGAGGTGCCTCGCGGAAACGGCAAGACAACGTTGTCAGACGGACCGGCGCTTTACTGCGGATTTGGCGAGAAGGAAGGCGGCGCTGAGATTTACTCTGCCGCTCGTACTCGGGACCAAGCAAAGGTGGCCTTCTCCGCTGCACAGGCGATGCTACGTCGTGCCACTGGGCTGCGGACAGCGCTCGGCATTGACGTCGAAGCGCATCGCATCATCCAGATGCGGTCAAATAGCTATTTCGAAGCTTTGTCGGCTGACGCCGATTCGCTTGACGGTAAGAACGTCCATTTTGCGCTTATTGACGAGCTGCACGCTCACCGCGACCGTAGTGTGTACGACGCCATTGAAACGGGCGCCGGTAAGCGCAACCAGTCCATGGTTTGGGCGATAACAACCGCAGGCGCTGACAAGACTGGCATCTGCTACGAGCATCGTACATACACCCTGAACATCCTAAAGGGCACCAAGCAGGACGATACCTATTTCGGTATCGTCTACACGATCGACAAAGATGACGATTGGACCGAGGAATCCACCTGGCGCAAAGCCAATCCAAACTACGGTATTTCGGTAGAGCCTGAGCACATCGGCGCGCTGTGCCGCAAGGCTATGGGCTCTCCCGCATCGCAGGCCAACTTTCTGACAAAACACCTGAATGTTTGGATTCAGACGAACGAAGCGCTCTACGATATGCGCTCGTGGGACAAGTGCTTTGACGAGGATCTCGATATTGAGGACTTCGTTGGGAAGCCGTGCCGCGTCGCCGTCGACCTTGCATCCAAGGTGGATATCGCGGCCGTAGTGGCACTTTTCGATCGAGATGGAAAGGTGTTTCCGTTTGCACGGTTCTACGTTCCTGAGCAGGCAATTCTGGAGAGTAGGAACGACTCCTACGGTGGATGGGAGGCGGAAGGGAAGCTGATTGTCACCCAGGGTGATGTCATCGACATCGACCGCATTGAGGCTGATATCATCGACATGTCTTCGCGCTTCGATGTGCTTGAGGTCGGTTATGACCCATGGCAGGCGCAGCAGATGGCGAATCATCTTGCGGAGCAGGGCGCCAATGTCGTCGAGTACCGTCAGACTGTGCAGAACTTCTCCGAGCCGACAAAAGAGCTGGACGCGCTTATGCGCTCCGGAAAGCTTGGTCATCCTTATGGGCCGCGCGATCCGCTGTCCTGGATGATTGGAAACGTCGTTGGGCACTACGACGCCAAGGAAAACGTCTACCCGCGCAAAGAGCGACCAGAAAACAAAATCGACGGGGCAATCGCCTTGATCATGTGCCTTGGCCTGCATCTTCGTGGTGGCGGCTCATCGGCAGCCTACTCACCATGGGATGACCCAGATTTTTCACTGACAAAGGCGGCATAAATGGCTGTAAAAGACTGGTTTAGCCGCCGCACAGCGGAAAAACCTTCGGAAAACCGCGCAAATATCGAAAGCCCGACTGTGCCGGTGAGTGCCGAGAATTTTATGGCGTTCTTCGGTGTGCAGCAGGCCAGCCTGCCGCGCGTCACGATTGACGCGGCGCTCACTGTTCCGGCCGTGCTGGCCGCGGTGGCCTTTATGTCCCGGACGCTCGCCGCTATCCCGCGGCACGCGTATCGAGACACGAAGGACGGCGCCAAACGCGTCGGAGGCAGGCTTGAGGTTGTCGTCAACCGGGCGCCAAACGAGACAATTGGCTCGTTTGCTTTCTGGCAGTGGTTTTGGCAGCAGGTTTTCACAGGTGGCCGCGGACTAGCCTACATCGAGCGCACGGCGCAGGGCGTGGATTCGCTCTGGCCTATGGATCCGTCGAAGACGATCATCAAGCGCACTGGTTTCAAGACGGTCTATCAGTTTGACGGCAGGGACTATCCCGCCGAGGACGTCATCGATGTTCCGTTTATGCTTCACTCCGACGGGATCAAGCATTACGGCCCGGTACAGCGCGCAACCAAGGCGATCCAGCTCGCGATTGCCATGAACGACTACGGCTCGAATTTCTTCGCTGGTGGCGGCGTTCCTCCGCTTTCGCTGGAAGGACCGCTTCCGGCTGGTGCCGAAGCGATGAAACGCGCGCAGGCGGACATCAAGCGGTCTGTTGATGCCGCCAAGGATGCAAGCGAGCCGATCTTCCCGATCCCGGCCGGCTACAAATTGCAGCCAGTCGGAATTGACCCAGCCAAAGGCCAGATGGTCGAGGCCCGACGATTCCAAGTCGAGGAAATCGCGCGTGCATGGCAGCTTCCGCCAGTGTTTCTGCAGGATCTGTCCCGTGCGACGTTTAGCAACGCCGAGCAGCAGGACTTGCACCTCGTAAAGCACCTGATCGGCCAGTGGACCAAGGCGCTTGAGGATGAAATTAACCTCAAGTTTTTTGGCCGCTCCGGCAATGGTCGTTATGTCGAGCACAATCTCGATGGGCTGATGCGTGGCGACTTCAAGAGCCGTATCGAAGGCTTGGCGCGAGCAATCCAGACGGCGCAAATAACGCCTAACGAGGCACGCGCACTCGAAAACAGGCCGGCGATGAAGGATGGCAACGATTTGCTTGTCCAGGGGGCGACTGTGCCGCTTGGGCAGCAGCCGCTCGACACAGGGCACGGCGGGGCGCCTCCACCGGCCAACGATAATCAAGACAGCGAGGCGGAAGCCGCATGATCAAAGATATTGAAAAGCGTGGCGGCACGCTTGGCGTTGAAATTCGCGCCGAATCCGACAAGCGAACGCTCGTGGGCTATGCCGTTGTCTGGGACAGTGACACAACGATCGGCGACTACTTTGTCGAGCGCATTGCCAAGGGCGCTTTTACTCGCGCCCTCGGCGGTGACGTGCTTGCGCTAGTCAATCATGACTGGGGTCGCGTTATCGGCCGCACGAAGAGCAAGACGCTCAGGCTGCAGGAAGACGAGCGCGGCCTCAAGGTCGAGATCGATGTTCCGAACACGACCGACGGCAACGACCTATGGGAGCTTGTTGAGCGTGGCGATGTAAGCGGGATGTCATTCGCGTTTCGCGCAACAAAACAGGAGTGGGACGACACGGGCGAATTGCCGAGCCGAACCATTCTTGAGGCGGAGCTTTACGAAGTCACAGCCACGCCAATCCCAGCGTACGTGGACACCACGCTCGCCAAGAGGTCGCTCGAAGCCGTGAGAGCTGAAGCTGAGGCGGCGAAGTCTGACGAACAGCGCAAGGCAGAAAACAAGGCCGCAGCTGCACGACGGATAGCCGAGCGAAAAGCGCGACACGAGCAGGTAATTCGAGGCATCCGGCAGGACGCTTCGTAGGGCGGTCACGCGACCGCAGTCACCCGGCACAGCCGGAGGGCACGGACGACTGTCCTGCCATCCCTCAACAACTTCCAAGATTGGAGACAGCATGTCCGTTACGGAACTGCAGGAAAAGCGCGGCCGCCTTGTAACTCAGGCCCGCGAAGCCCTGGATGAAATCACCAAGAACACCGACGAAGCCCGCTCTGCGGAGCTCGACAAGCGCCACGATGACATCATGGCCGAGTTCGACAAGGTCGAGAAGCAAATCGAGCGCGAAGAGCGCCAGGCCGCCATCGAGGCCCGCTTCGAAGAGCGAGCCCGCAAGGACCGCGAAAACCGGCGTCCCGGCGGTGACGGCGCAGGCCGTGGTCAGGACGATGGCGAAGCGCTCGATTATCGCCATGTGTTCCATAAATTCATTGCCGCTGGCGCAGACCTCGCAGAGCTCGACGCTGAAGAGCGTTCGGTTCTGAAGGCCGGTATCCAGTCCGGCAAAGAGTTCCGCATGCAGACGACTGGCACGAATACTGCCGGCGGCTACACGGTCCCAGTCGAGCTCGCCGAAATCATCGTGAAAACGATGAAAGACTGGGGCCCGATGTACAACGACGATATCGTCACGACCCTCAACACTACGTCGGGCAACGTAATCAACATTCCGACCGTTGATGACACTACTGTTACCGCCGAGAAGCACACTGAAGGCACCGCTCTGACGGATGATGGCGGCAAGGACGCGACTTTTGGTCAGCGGACCCTCGGCGCCTACGTTTACGACACCGAGTTCGTAAAGTTCTCCATGGAACTTGCTGCCGACAGCATCTTCAACATGGAAGCCCTGCTTGGTGCCCTGCTCGGTGAGCGACTTGCGCGCATCGCCAACCGCGAACTCACCATCGGTGACGGCACTGGCGACCCTAACGGCGTTGTGACTGCGTCCAGCCTCGGCAAGACGGCTACCGCAGCCGCTGCTATCGCGTCCGACGAACTCATCGACCTCCTGCACTCGGTAAATGCGGCTTATCGTCGTTCCCCGAAGGCTCGCTGGCAGTTCGCTGACCTCACGCTGGCTGCAATCCGCAAGCTGAAGGATGGCCAGGGCAACTACCTCTGGCAGATGGGTGACATCACCAAGGAGCAGCCAGGTACGCTGCTGGGTTACCGCTACGAGATCAACGACGACGTGCCGCTGATTGCAGCTGGCGCGAAGCCGGTTATCTTTGGCGACTTCTCCAAGTACTTCGTCCGCAAGGTCGGTTCGCCGGTCATTGGCGTACTGCGTGAGCGCTTCTGGCCCGATCTGGGTATCGCTGGTCTCATCCGTTTCGATGGAGAGCTCGGCGACACTGCCGCGATCAAGCACCTTGTCATGGCTGCTTCCTAATTGAGGACGGCGGGCTTCGGCCCGCCTCCATCTCAAAGGAGAGAACATGAAAGTTGAACTTTTGGTCGGTCTGTCCGGCAATGAGTATTCACTGTCACCCGGCGACCAGCGCGACTTCGATGACGACGAGGCAGATCGGCTTATCGCCGCTGGCTACGCTGTTAAGGTCGATGAACCGGTCGACACAGTAACGACCACCAAGCGGAAGGGTAAGGCGAATGTGGTATCCTCCGAAGGTGACGGCAAGAACGAGTGATCCCCTATCACTCGCGGATGCCAAGAGGCATTTGAACGTCTTTCATGAAGATGACGACACGTTGATTGAGGCGATCATCGCGTCGGCCGTGGATCATGTCGAGAAATACACCGCAACAGCGGTTGCTGTGCAGACTATAGAGGCAAAGTGCGACAGCTTTTCCGACTTCGCGCATGTGCCCGTTGCACCGCTTACTGGCGTTGCAATTGCATACGTGGATACCGACGGCGCAAGCCAAACCATAGCAGGGGCTGATTATGAGCTTCGCGCCGACGGCTTGCAGGTGTCGATCGTGCCCACTTACGGTAAGCAGTGGCCGGCCAAAAGGCTCGGCTCTCGCATCACCGTGACTGCTCAGGCCGGTTATGAAGACATTCCGTCGGCCATCAGGCACGCTATCCTCCTGTGGGTGGCAGATGCATACGAACGTCGCGAGAACAGTGTGGACGAGGGCTTTTCTGCCTTCGACGCGTTGCTTTGCAACTTCAGGCGAAATCTCTGATGTGGCTCCGCTTCCATGAACCGTTCGACTGGCGTCAGCCAGGCTTCACGATCGCCTTTCCGGTTGGCCTCTACAACGTCACGCGCAAATGCGCTGCGGCTGCGATAGCGGCTAAGGCTGCCGAACCCACCAAGGATCGACCGAATGCCAAAACGCAAGAGGGCGGGCGCAGGCTCGCTGAGTGAGCGCATCGGCTTTGACGCCGAGGTTGAGGGCGATGATGGATATGGTGGGACCATTATAGGTTGGAATGAGGTCTTCGTGGAGCCTGCCCGTCTTGAGCCGCGCGTCGGTAGCGAGACGGTTATCGCCAGCCGTCTGCAAGGCATCCAGCCATACACCATGACTGTTCGCAGCAACGAGCGCACGCGCACCATTACACCGGCTTGGCGGGCGCGGAACAAGCGCACCGGCGTGGTCTACGCTATCAAGGCTGCGGTGAACATCGACGAACGCAACCAGTGGATCGAGCTGCTTGTGGTGCAGGGGGAGGCGTCGTGATCAAGGCAAAGGTTCTGGGCCGAGAGGCGCTGACGAAAAAGCTAAATCAAGTCGCTCCGCTTGCCAACAAGTACGCCGCCGAAGCGAAACTTCAGATCGCTACCGAAGCCGCCGACAAAATCTCCGACCGAGCGCCGATAAGCAACAGCGCAACTGCTGGCGACTACGCTGCCTCGATACAGGGCGGCAAGATTTCTGACCGGCCGAGCGCCAAGGCGCTAGTCGGTGCAACGGCCAGCAAAGATCCGGATGCGACAGGCGTTTTCGCCGCGTGGATCTGGCACTTTTTGGAGTTCGGAACTCGGCCGCATAACGTTGCGAAGGGTGGCGGTACGGTTGCCGGCAAGAAACAGGCGGCAGGCGCAAAGATGCACCCTGGCACGCGGGCGCAACCGCATATTTTCCCGACATGGCGCGCGTTCAGGGCTAAGGCGAAAAAGCGGATCAACGACGCTGTCTGGCGAGGGGTGAGGGAGGCCATGAAAAAGTAATGGCTAACCCAGATCTAGAATTGCAGGGCGCCATCGTTGCCAGGCTGAAGGCGCGAGCTGGTCTGACGGGGAAGGTGGCTCAAAGGATTTACGACAGACCGCCGACCAACGCACCGTTTCCATACGTCGAATACGGCGAAAGCCAAGTCATCAGAGATGATGTCGACTGTCTGAAATCGAACCTCATCTATGTGACGATCCACGTTTGGTCGCAATACTCCGGCGGCTTCAAGGAGCTCAAGGAAATCATTCACGAGGTCGTCGAGGCTCTGGATGAGGCGCCCTTAGTGCTGCCCTCGCATCGATTGATATCGATCACGCGGCAGGACACCCGTCATTTCAAAGACCCGGACGAAGTCACGACCCACGGTGTCGTCGAGTTTGTCGCGCGCGTCGAAACACCGGCCTGACGGCCACCAACTCCTAGTTTTGAGGTTTACAAATGGCCGACGGTCAACAGATTGGTCGTACGCTGCTCATCCAGATCGGTGACGGCGAAACTCCTGAAGTCTTTTCGAATTTGTGCGGTCTGACGACCCGCAGCTTCAACATGTCCGCAAATGAGGTCGACACGACCATCACGGACTGCGTGAACCCGGAGAACACGCCGCAGAAAACAGCGGAGCCGGGCATCAAGAACCGCACGTTCTCCGGTTCCGGTAAGTTCGTTAAGAGCGCTTCCAACACCGCATTCATGACGCACGTTAACGATGCTACCAAGTTCAACGCCAAGGTGATCGTGCCTGGCCTCGGTACTTACACCGGCCCGTGGTTCGTTTCTGAATTCGAGTTCAGCGGCGAAATGGAAGGCAACATGGAATTTACGGCCACGTTCGTTGCTGCCGGCGTTCTGACGTTCGTTGCGGAGGTGTAATTTGGCTGACGCTGAAAAGCCTTTTCCGTTGGAAGTGAACGGAGCTCGCGGGGAGGTCGGCCTATGGGTCGGCAAGGAACCGCTGGTTATCGTCGCGGAGATGGGTGGACTTGCCGCCGTGTCTACTCGCTTGTCGTGCAAGAGCATGTCTGATTTGTTTCTTCGCCTATCCGGCGTAGAGCCGGCAGCCACAGTGGCTGCGCTCGATCTGCTTGCGGTGCGAGGCGACAAGGTGAAGGCAATTGGCGCACTAAAGCTCAAGCACTTCGGCGCCGTCGCCAAAGCAATTTCTGAGGCCTTATCCCATCATTTTGATGAGGAAGACGAGGGAAACGGGGAAGCCGCTCAAAAGGCGGCGTAGAAGAACCTTTCCCTTGGCGCGACTGGCAAAAAATTGCATTCGGCGGCCTCGGCTGGACCCCAGGAATATTCTGGGCGTCTAGCTTGACCGAGTTCACCCTCGCGGTGAAAGGCAAGGCCGAGGCAAACGGAGCCAAAAAGGCTGTCGCTCCACCATCTGACGAAGAGATGGATGAGTTGATCAAGAGGTATGGTGGTTGATCAACGTTCAGCAGCAAGCTGCTGTTTGTACGTGATGTAACCGTTTTGACGGCACCAGTCGCGTAGGCGTTTCGCCTCGCCGAGTTGCCACGCATAAAGCGGGCTCAAGCTCTCTTTGCACCGCTCCACCTTGACCATCTCAGCGTCCCCCTTGGCGGGGATGCTGGGTGGCGTCCGCACTTGGGCACTGACGCTATTCTCCAATGCCAATAGCAGTGCAGCCGCCGCAACTCCAGAATGCAAATATTTCAACATATCCATCCTTTTCGGCTCGCCAATGGCGGGCTTTTTCACGTTAGGACACCGACTTGGCCGGTAACAACAGTGATGATCTGATTATCTCAATCAGCACCGATCTTGCAACCGTAAAGCGTGCGCTAAATCGGCTGGTGTCGGACGTAGGCGCGGCATCCAACGGCATTGAGAAACGTTTTGCCGCTACCGGTAAGTCGATCAACAACTCGCTCACCACCTCGATGCAGGATCGCATCAACAGCATGGTGGGGATGGGTACGACGGCAGCAAAAGAATGGAACGGGGTTCTCGCTGATCAGCAGAAAGAGCTTGATCGCCTCCGCGCCAAATACAGCCCGTTGTTCGCAACAATTTCGAATTATAAGAACGCGGTCGCCGAAATTCGGCAGGCCCATGCCGCCGGCGCAATTTCCGCCAACGAGATGGCGTCTGCGATCCAGAGAGAGCGACAGGCGGCGCTTGCGTCGACCGCGGCCATCAAGGGTCGCAATGCCGCTCTGAAGGCTACGGTCACGACGAGCAGCGGCAACAGCTTCAATACCGCAAACATTGCCGCTCAGTTCCAGGACATCGGCGTGACCGCAGCGATGGGTATGTCTCCCATCCAGATCGCCTTGCAGCAGGGCACGCAGCTTTCAGCTGTCCTGCAGCAGATAAGGGATAGTGGGCAGGGGGTTGGCAAGGGGCTAGCCGCCGCTTTCGGACAACTTGTTTCGCCCCTTTCGCTGGTGACGATCGGCACTATTGCCGCTGGAACCGCAGCCCTCCAGTACTTCTACACTGTGATGACCGAGGGCGATAAGTCCGCCGAGGTTCTGAAGGAGCAGGCGGCGCTCATTTCGTCTGTCGCCGAGCGCTGGGGTGACGCGATCCCGGCGCTTCGCGAGTATGCTGACGAACTAAAGCGAGCGCAAAATGTCGCCGACCTCAAAGAAGGCGCGGAGATCGTTAATGCGAAGACCCTGGAAGGCGTCAGGGCGGAAGTTGATAAGGCAGTTGTTTCATTCGCAGATTTGCTCGACTTACTAAGGCTGGCGGGCGAAAAGGCTGAAACGATAACTAACCTTCAGGTCGCGTTCGATAAGTTTGCAGTGTCCGCCGAAGAAGGAAAGGTACAGACCGAAGAAGTCAAGCGCGTACAAGACGCGCTGGTGGCCGCTATTAACGGGACGGGTCTACAAGCTGCGTCTGACTTCGCCGACAAGTTCAATGATCTGGCCGCTGCTGCACTCGTTGCTGCCGGCAACGTTCAAAAGGTCAATGATGCCACGTCAAGAATGACTGACATCACGACCTGGCGCAGCTACAATCCCTATAGCGGGAAGCTGGAGACCAACGCCGACCCTTGGGCGGACAACATTCAGAATCCTGGCTTCATGACGCCAGAATTCGGACCCACACCAGAACGCCGTCCATCCGATCTGGATACAGACAAAAACAGAGGTTTCGGTACGCCGAAGCGGGCAAGGGCTCCAAAAAAGACCGCATCTGACCGCTTCGCAGAAGACCTTCAGGCTGTCCGAGATAGGACTGAGGCGTTGCGTCAGGAAATGAACCTTATTGGCTTGTCCAATGAGGCTCAAGTTAAGCGACGTACAGCGCTAGATCTGGAGCAGAAGGCGCTGGCCGACCTTCGCGAAGAGGCGCGCAAGAAGGGCGAAAAGGACCTCGAAAGCATCAAGCTTTCGCCCGAGAAGATTGCCGCAATCGAGCAAGAGTCGGCTGCATATGCTCGGCAATCCGAGGCGCTTAGGAAAGCGCAAGAGGAACAGCAGAAGCTGAATGAGTGGAACAACGTCGCGAGAGACGCAACTCGCGGCTTCATCGACGATTTGATCCATGGCGAGAGTGCCGCGGATGCATTTGCTGGCGCGCTCAGCCGCATTGCAGATGCCCTCCTGGATGATGTGCTCAATAGCATCTTCAAGGTCAATAGCGCGGCTGGCGGCAGTGGCGGTTTATTGGGTGGCCTGTTCAGCCTTTTCGGCGGTGGGGCATCCCGGTACGCCGGCCTCTCGGGTGGCTTGTTCGCAGACGGCGGCTACACTGGTCCGGGTGGCAAATACCAGCCCGCCGGCATCGTGCACAAAGGCGAGGTCGTGTGGTCGCAAGCTGACGTGGCGCGGGCCGGTGGAGTAGGGGCGGTTGAAGCGCTCCGTAAAGGCTACGCCAACGGCGGCCCGGTCGGGATTTCGGTTCCGAGTGTGCCAAGCTTGCGGTCAATGTCAGCGCAATCTGCCGGTGTCGTCGTCAACTTTAATCCAGTCGTCGACAACCGCGGCGCGTCTGTTGAAGCCGTCGCTAGACAGGAAAAGGCGTTGGCCAAAATGCAGAGCGAGTTGCAAAGCCGCGTAGAGGCCGCCGTGCGGTCTGCTCAGAAACGAAACGTGAAGTTGGGGTAGGGCATGACAATCACATACCCGCTCCCAACTTCGTTTTTCGATGATTTCCCAGGCTGGTCGACGGAGTTCAATCTGCTTTGGCGGCAAGAACAGTCGCGCACGGCTGGTGGCCAGACGGTCGTCAAGGACATGGGGTCACCACTCTGGCAGATGACGGCGCAATCGCGATCAATGAAGCCGAACGAGCTAGACTACTGGCGTGCGCGGCTTACGAGCTTGGAAAACGGGCTCAAGACGTTCCGCGCATTCCCTAAGTCTCGCTGTTTCCCTGTGGCATATCCGAATGGCAGTTGGCCAACCGGCGGCGCATTCGCCGGGGTGGGGCAGGTGGCCACGATTGCGAGTAACCGCAAGGCAATTTCGCTATCAGGCCTGCCTGCTGGCTACAAGGTCTCGGTAGGCGATTACGTCCAGATTGGCGACAAAGACCTGCATATGGTCATGGAGGCCGTGACGACCAGCGCAGGCGGCGTGACAACGCAGTTTGAGGTTCGCCCGCATCTGTGGCCGGGCGTTACGGCGCCTGTCGCCGCTACGCTGGTCAAGCCTTCCTGCATCATGGCGATCGTGCCTGGCTCGATTTCGACAACTGCCGACATGGCAACGGGTCGTGGGACGGTCACGTTCCAGGCGATTGAAGCGAGATAGTTATTGTATAAACCCGTGGCGGGTTAGCTCAGTGGAAGAGCAGGCCGGTTGATGGCGACGTCATCCGGAGAGTTATTGCGGGTCTTTGACTGGCAGTAAAGCGCAGGTTCGATTCCAGCGCCCGCCCACCTCCTCTTGGAAGTTCAATGAGAAACATCTCAGCAGAAAACCTTGCTGCGCTTGAGGCGCGGCAGCTGGTGGCGCGCGACTTCCTCTGGTTTGTTGCGCGCGATCGAGCGACTGGTGCGCCGGTTACGGATGGCATGTGGTCCGACGTCGGCAACGTGTCGGCAGCCATCGTGCACGCTGACACAGGCTTGCCGGTCACGCGTGACTGGTACGGCTCCGGCACGCTGGTGCAGATCGATGACATTCCGCTCGTCGCCAACCTGTCGGTCCAGAACGTCAATATCCGCCTGTCTCAGGTGAGTGAGCACGTGCAGACGCTGGTGAGGCAGTATGATTGCCGCCAGGCTCGTGTCGAGATTTATCGAGGTCTGTTCAACCCCGATAGCCGCCAGATGGTAGCGCCGGCTGAATGCAGGTTCGTGGGTTTTGTCGACACCATCACGATCAACACGCCCTCCGAAAATGAGGAAGGCAGCGTGACGATGGTGTGCGCCAGCCACACGCAGGAAATGACGCGATCCAACCCGTCGACGCGCAGTCACGCGACGCAGGTGCTGCGACAGGCTGGCGATGCTTTCTACACCGATGCGGACACCTCGTCCGAGTGGGAATTCTTCTGGGGCTCGGAAAAGGGCAAGGTCGCCACGCAAAAGAAGCGAAAGAAGCTGTTCGGTATATTCTGATGGATGTTCGGTTCGCAAAGCGCAAGGACCGTGACCGCGTTGTGGCACTTCTTCGGGAAAGCCACGAGGCCGCAGGGTTCACCTTCCCGTTCCAAGCAGCTTACGCCGATCAACTGTTTCAGCAGCATCTGGCGTCGGACAAGGCCTGCGTTCTTGTCGCAGGCGATCCAGCGCAAGGCGTCCTGATGGCGTGCGCTTTTGAACATCCCTTTGGTGCTGGCCGGATTGCCAAAGAAACCGTCTGGTACGTCACTCCATCGGCACGCGGTCGAGGCGCAATCAAGATGCTTGATGCCTATGAGGCATGGGCTCGCTCAGTCGGATGCGTCTCTGCCGGCATGGCTTCACTGGCAACCAATGACGTCTCCAGCCTCTACGAGCGGCGCGGCTACAGCGCTGTCGAAACACACTTCATGAAGCCGCTCTAGCGGCATTCCTTCGGCGCCATCCGCGCCCCGCGCGCCTAGCGCATCCCAAGGAAAATCGATGGCTATTTTCACTTCCATCGCCACGGCGATCGGCAGCGCGCTGGGATTCGGCGCCGCGTCGTTCTTCGTGACGGCGACGGCATTTGCGTTGAAGGCAGTCGCGGGACTAGGGCTTAGCCTTCTTGCTCAGTCGCTTGCTGGCAAGCCCAAAGACCCGACATTCTCCATAAACGGCACACTGCAGGGCGGCGGCGATGTTGCTCGCTCGTTCATCATGGGCCGCACCGCTACCGCTGGTTCGCTCGTGTTCGTCAATACCTGGGGACAGGACGGCGATACGCCGAACGCCTATCTGACGCAGGTTATCGCTCTGTCGGATCTGCCCGTGCGTGGGCTTGCCGAGGTCTGGGTCAATGGCGAACTCGTGACGCTCGGCGGGCTGACGGATCGCGGCTATGCAGTCAACCAGTATCCGGACAGCCTCTGGGTCAAGTTCTACGACGGCACGCAAACGACGGCTGACAGCTTCCTGTTCACGTCGGTTTCGAACGGCAACAGGTGGTGGAACCCGGATCGCATCGGGCGCGGCGTTGCTTATGCCATCGTCACGGCTCGCGTCTCTAAGAACATGTTTTCGGGCGTGCCGTCCTTCAAGTTTGTGCTCGAAGGCCTGCGCCTCTACGACATCTCACGTGACAGCACGCAGGGCGGTGTTGGTCCGCAGCGCTTTGCTGATCCCTCGACGTGGGGTGGAGATGGTGACTTCCTACCTGCAGTGCAGATCTACAATCTGCTGCGAGGCATCACCTATAACGGCCAGTGGTTCTACGGCCTTCAAAACCTTTCTTCGTCCCGCCTGCCTGCCGCAGCATGGATTGCGCAGATCGAGAAACATCGCGCCGGCACGCTGGAATCGACTGGCTGGGTTAACACCTACCGCAGTGGCGGCGAAATTCAGGTCGACGCACCTTTGACCTCGGCTGTCGAAGCATTGCTTACAGCTTGCCAGGGCAGGATTTCGGAAGTCGGAGGGGTCTACTATCTCCACTCCGGCGCACCTGACGCTCCGGTTATTGCCTTCACCGACGACGATGTCCTCTCGACGGAAGAGCAGGAATTTACGCCGTTCCTCGGGCTGGCTGACACGATCAACGGTGTTTCGGCAAACTATCCTTCGCCGGCAGATGGCTGGGTCGCCAAGACCGCACCGCCGCTCTATCGGACGGACCTTGAAGCGATCGACGGCAACCGCCGCCTGATGGCTGACATCGACCTGAACTTCGTTCCTTATCCGGAACAGGTGCAGCGCTTGATGAAATCGGCGCTTGAGGAGGCTCGGCGCTTCCGCAGGCATACGATTGTGCTGCCGCCGAAGTTCTGGGCCTACGCGACGCCGGGAACGGTGTTTTCGTGGACATCAGAGCGCAATGGCTACATCGCCAAGCTGATGCGGATCGACGGCGTTGCCGATCGCGCCAACCTCGATGTGATGATCGACATCACTGAGGTTGATCCGGCCGATTACGACTGGAGCAGCGATACCGAGTTTAAGCCGCCTGTTGACGGCCAGCTTGGGGTCATTCGTCCGACGCCACAGCCGATTGTCGATTGGTTTGCTGAACCGGCCACGGTCAAGGACAGCTCCGGTGAAGATCGCCGACCCGCTATTCGGCTGACCTGGGATAACAGCGATGGGCGCCTCGATGACGTGATCGGCATCGAATACGAGGTAAGACTACAGGCCACGCTGGATAAGGTCTCCGAAGGCCGCACAGACCAGCCGCAGGTCGGCTCGATGCTTATCTCGCAAAGCCTCCTTCCGGCCGAAAGCTACGTTGTCCGAGGTCGATACATCCCCGGAGGCGACAGGCCGGTGTTGTGGTCTGGGTTCATTCCCGTCATCACGCCGAACATCCTGCTCTCTGACAAGGATGTGTTCGTTGACATCGATTTGACCGGTGTTGAGGAAGCGCTTGGCTGGCTCCGCAACAGCACCAGAACCGCGCAGGATGCCATCGACGGCCTCATAGCCGCCCAGATGGAAATGGCAACGGTCGCGTACAAAGACACGCGGAAGCTTGCCAGGGAACTGTCTGTCGAGTTGGGCGCAGCACGGGCTGAATATCGTGAGGATATCCAGCTTGCCGTGAATGAAACCATGGCCGTTGCGGGTAAAGTGGAAACGCTGACGGCGGCACTGGGAGGCAGTTCGGCGTTCGTCAATGTCGCATGGGCTGCCATCGCTGCTCCATCGGGATACGCGGCGCGGTACGGCGTAACAGCCGCCGTGAATGATGGCGCATATCGTGCTGCTTCCCTCCTGTTGGATGTTCCTGCCAACCCAGCTTTGCCAACGCGTGTCATCGTTCAGGCCGGACAATTTGTTGTCGCCAGTGACGACGGGACGACTATCAAGCGGCCCTTCACGGTGCAGGATGGCGTGCTCTACGCGAATGACATCCGGGTTAACAAGCTCTCGGCATTCACCTCGGTTTTGGGTAACGTGAACATTGAAGAAGCCTATATCGGCAATCTCCAAGTCGGCACGTCGAATATTGCCGAAGGGGCGATCACTGGAGCATTCACCGTCTCCGGTGAGAGCTTTACCGTTACGCACGGAGCCGGTGCACCCAACGTCCTGCTTCTCTGGAAAACCAGAGGGACCATGATCACAACAGTGAATCCGCCCGATGTGGCCACGGCTACCATGAGACTGCTCGAGAGCGGAAATGTAATCGATGTTGCGCACAGTTCGGCGGTTCAAAGCAACACGACGGCCTACGTAAGCTCAAGCGTCAATTTCCGCCCTCCCTCCGGCAGAACACAAACGACGTTCAGTATGGATAGCCTGGGCGGTCCCTCGGGATCCTTGGCAAGCGGTAGTCGCGTTTCCGAAATAACGGCGCTGGTCTTTAAGCGCTAACATCAAAACAGGTGAAAGATGACAACCGGCAACACGATGCAGGTCGACGCTCTCGTCGCGCTGCAGGAAGCAGAAGTGCGCGAAGGCTTTCTGAAGCAGCGGACTTTGCTGCTCGGGCAACACCTCGCCATGCAGAAGCAGGAAAACCAAATCCTCCTCGACAAGATCAACGGCCTTGAAGCCGATCTGCGCCTGGCACGCGGTGAAGGCGAGACCAGAGACGGAGCATCCGAATAATGGCTAACACCACATGGTACGGCGACGGCACGGCTACCGTCGCTGTAGGCTCTCGCACTGTGACCGGTGCGGATACGGGCTGGCTGACGGAGGTTGCTGGGCTGACCCCGATCAAGGTCGGTGACAAGTTTGGCATTCACGTAGGCCGCCCGATCGTCATCGAGCAGATCATCAGTGACACGGAACTGTTGCTTGCTGATGATTGGCCCGGTCCTGCGCAGACGGACGCGCCTTACAAGGTTGAGCTTACGTCGCCAACGATTGCCGCTGTTGAAGCGATGCGCCGACTGCTGGCTTCGTTGTCGAATGGCAATCTGGACAGCCTTTCTGAAATCTCGGTCGGCACGGATGATATTCCGATTGGAATTGGCCCGGGTGTCTTCGGGACGATCAACAAGGCGGCGCTTGTTCAGGGTGTCGACTACGACGTGTTCGTGGCCAATCTCGCAGGCAGGGCGGCGTACAATGGCGCTGCTGCTGGCTTCTCCGTTCTTGTAATCGATATTGGAGATGGCCGCTCTGCGCTTTACTTCAAGAACTCGGCTACGTCGGGAGACTGGAGTGCGCCGTCTTATGTGACTGGTCCTGTCGGTCCTGCCGGCGTCAATCAGCGCGGCAACTACAGTGCGGGCACGGCCTACGCGATCCGCGACATCGTGCAGTACGGCGGCTCGACGTGGATCGCCAAGGTAGCGACGACCGGTAATGCGCCGCCAACGCTTCCGACAACCGAAAACACGCAGTGGCTCTTATTCGCTCGCTCCGGCACTCCGGGCGTGGTGGATCGCGGCGCTTACAGCGGCGCGACGGCCTATGAGGCGAACGACATTGTTCTCAATAACGGCTCGACGTGGATTGCGCTCCAGCCGACCACAGGGAATGCGCCGCCTGTTCTGCCGGTCGAGAGCAACGCCTTCTGGCGGCTACTGGCCCGCAAAGGCACGGATGGCTCGGGTACGGGGGATGTTATTGGGCCTGCTGTGGCAATTAACAACGCAATTGCCACGTTTGCAGACACCACGGGTAAACTGATCAAGGCGAGCACGCCTGCGGAGGCTGGCATCCCTATTGCCGGTTACATCTCGCCAGGGGCTAACCTCGCCAATAACGTCGCTGACGCCACAAATGACTTGGACTTCCCGGCTTGCGTAGTCGCTAGTTCTGCGGCTTCGCCAATCATGATGACGCACTCCGCTGGAACTGCACAGCTCGACGTAGCCTACGGCTCGGGCAATGGTGGCCGATTCGATACTGCTATTTCGGACGGCACGTGGCACTGCTTTATTATCAGCAACGGGACAACCGTATCGCGCGGTTTCTCCAAGTCGCTCGATCCGACTACGCAGCCAAATTATCCGGCGGGGTTCATGCACTACAGACGCGTAGCGTCATGGATCAGGGTTGGCGGTTCTCTGGCTCAAATAAAGCAGCGAGGAGATGAATTTATGTACGTGTCGCCTGTTGGCGATAAAACTGGAGTTACAGCACTTACTAATGTGCTTTTATCTCTATCTGTTCCGACGGGGATATCAGTACTAGCTTTGTTGCGAATTTCATTCGTGGTGGGCTCTGGGGGGTTCATGCTGGCACAGGGCGGTGATGGTGACTACGCGACCGTAAACAATGTACTGGGCAGATCGGATGCCGGTGGCAATGCTCTACCCTTTATAAGAGGCCTATTTACGAACGTATCCGGACAAATCAGATATTCTCTTTCTGTGTCCGGAACAGTAACTGAAAACAACGTTTTAACGGTCGGATGGGTAGACACTCGGGGAAGGGCATAAGATGAATATTTTCGTTCAAAGATCAGAAGGGGCGATCGTCGGTATTTATGCAAACTTTCAGGAAGGTTTTGCAGAAGAGCCAATGGACGATAGCGACCCCGAAGTCATCGCCTTCCTCAACCCCGTCAGCATCACCGACTACGAAAACGCCCTCCAGAACCTTGTCGACAGTACGGCGCGAGAGCGCCAGTTCCGTGATGGCGTGACGCTCGCCTCCTATATTGGCTCGACAAAGCCGAAATGGGCAGCGGAAGCCCAGGCATTTGTCGCGTGGCGGGATAACGTCTGGTTCTACGCTTACGGCGAGTTGGCAAAGGTTCAGGCAGGCCAGCGCGAGCAGCCAACTGTGGAGCAATTCCTTGCGGAAATCGCTCCCATCGCTTGGCCGCTGTCTTAACCAGACGCCATCCCAGTATCGGCGGTCAATCAGCGTTTCGATACAAAATGTGCGGACGTATCACGCGATTATTGCCGCCAGATTCCGGCTGGCGTGGTTGTTCGCCCCGCCAATCTCTACGATCATCGCGTCTCTCTCTGTGCTCACGGCGATCCCGCCAGTCCCTGCGATCATAGTCACGGTAATAGCGGTCCCTGTAGTAGCGATCCCTATCGTAGGAGCGATAGTAAACGCCTGACGAATAATAGCCGCCAGAGCGATACCCGCTGTCATCAACGCATCCGCTGAGAATGCCGACAGATACGAGCGCAACTGCTGCGGTCAGAAGCTTCATGATGTCATCTCCCATTGAGGCACTCAAACGTGCGTCGGTGCCTTCGGTTCCATGAACACGAGAATGCTTAGTCAGACCTGAACCGTCAGTGAATGATCGGTGCCCGCGATACGAATCAAAAGACCCGCGCAGCTGGGGGACTTTTGCGCGGGTCTTTAGGCCATGGAATTGGGCACATGGCGCCGTCTAAACGCGCCGACCGTTCGAACGTTCCCAACAATACCCAACCAGGACAACCAAATGCCAATCACCAAAATCTCCACACAGGGGAGGGCTTTCGTGCGCCTGCATGAGGGCAATCCGCTCACCGCCTATCTCGATCCTGTCGGGGTGCCGACGATCGGAACCGGCTTTACGATGCAC